CCATAGACTCTAGAGTCTATGGGGATATATTATCTTAAAATGTAATCACGTTACTATAGTTTACTTTGTCTTTACCAAATTTAGTTATACCTATAGATTCTAATGGGAATGTCTTCACATTATCATTTATAATACTACCACTATCTACAAATTCTAATAACCATTCTGGTACATCTACATCAGCTGGAATACTTAATGCAGTTATCGTACCTTTAAAGTCTTTATCGCTATCTAATAAATCTAGAATCTTAGTATACGTTTCAGGATATGTATACATGATCTTTTCAATATTAGATTTATCAATACATACTTTGACTATGTCTACAGAGTTACGTTTTGTTAAATCTATAGGTTCCATATCTCTATCTCGAATTGCGTTATAAGCTACTGCACCTTTAATACCTTGAGTACCCATAGGATTCTTATAGTTATCATACGATTTAATAGTAACTGGTTTATAGTATTCTTTACTACCAGATTTGATAGACTCTAAAATATCATATTTGATACGTTCAATAGATGCAATTACATCGAGCTGGTTTACTTCACGTACATTAAGAATTTTATTGAATAAAATTTCTTTAAGTTGTTTTCTTGTACTTGATTTAAGACCAGATTTATTCATTGGTAAACCCTTAACATCCAGCATCTTATTAGGCGGAACAATATTACCCTCTTGAAGAAGTTGTTTAGATGCTTAGTTCTTCTTACCGCCTGTTAATAAAGCTCTACCGAATAAGAACTCATTCTTCATAGAAATCAAACACTTTTTGTATTCACTCTTAGTATTATAATTTTCTGATACTAAGTCAAAGTGCTCTCTTAATAAACGTCCTGTAATGTACGATAGGATATTAATTACACTATACTGTAATTCTGTCTTACTATCACTAGTTGATATATCAATCATCTTAGTTACAATAGAGTCAGTCTTATAATCATATACTCTATCTTCAACCATACATTTTTCTTTCTCTGGAAGTTTATCTAACTTAATCTCGTATGGAGAGTTAGGCACAATCTCTCTTGTGACAAATTCATACCATCCATTAAAACATGGCATAGTACTATCAGTATCTGTAATAATACTAATATCTCTATGCATTGTAGCCGATCTAGAGATCTTATCTAATACGATATATCTCATATAACACCATTCTTTTAAGATAAGAAACATCAAGTCTAATGTCTTAATAATAGATTCAGGTGGATTATTTGGATCAATGAATGCATCATCACCTAAATCACTTAAAGCTGATGCTACAAGGTCTCTAAAATAAGAACTATCATTGCAGAACTGTAAAGCATTATTCTTATAAAATAACTTATTCAATGTAGTCTGAGATTTATTCAATAGAATATTCCAAATAACTACCATTTCATCTTGTAGATCGTCTGCGAAGTAATCTCTGTCAAATGTACTCATAATTTTATAGAATACATCCACAACGTCGATATCTTTATCTAGTGGATTAATAATGCTAGGTTCATTATCCACCCTATCAATAAATGTAATAGCTTCATCCATTGAAGTAAATTTTACATTATTAGTAAAGAAAGACTCAAAGAATGTAATTGCATGAGATATCAAAGCCCTACCTGTACGAGTAATACCAACTGCAATATATAAGTTATATAAAGCACTACTATAATTACCAGCTACACCGTAGAATGCATTGTTATCTCGTTTAGCTAATTGCTGTAGCATATTGTAATGATTAAATTTCTCTGTACCTTTATCATATTTAAACATATCTTTCTTATATGCATTACGGTCTTCTGTAAACGAAGTAATTAATTTATATACTGGTGTAGGCTCCGCAGTATGCTGTTTAAATAAACATCCATTAGCTGCAATGATTGGAGTCTTATCATGTATAAATTGAGATGTATCTAGTAAGTTACTTTGCACTTTAAGATTAGTGTAATTATTATTAATCACACATTCAGATCTCTTTAAATATTTTTCAACCAAATGGTCTATAGCATAGTCTAATTCATTTTTACTTAACGTCGGAAAATTATAAGTTAAATTTTTTCTAAGCATATCTTTATATGCCTCAACAGCTGCGTATTTAGTTTCCATATTTCCTCCAATGATTTAAATAAATCGTATTAGACTGTTTTTATAGATTTTACTTTTGATAGATTAATCGTTATAAAGAATATATACTACATAAATTATTAGTTACACCTGTAGGCACGTTATAAGCTCTAACTAATACAACATTTAGATAAATTCTAGGGACTATAGCCCTATTATAAATTTAAGACTAACCTTTATAAAGGAGGAAACAAAATGTTTTTTAATCCAAATAATACTACAAAAAGTATTCTTGGCGAAGATTTAGAAAATCCTAATGCCTATACAGAAGCTTTGATTTTTACCGAAGCATCTGCTCTTCCTCAGGAAGAACGTAAAGCTTTTACTGAGTCTGAAGAAGCTAAAGTTTTATTGGAAAAGAAACTTCTTACCCGTAAAACTTTAGTTCGTTTGTCCAAACAAGATGATCTTGCTCGTCGTGTTAAAATGGCAGCGTTCCAAATTGCTAAACAAAAGAAAGACCAATTATGGGCTAAACTTGTTAAAAACCGTGTTATTGAACGTCAACTTATTCGTAAAATCGTTCAAAAATACCAGAACCAAGCAGTTCGTTTAGCTAAAGAAGGTCAACGTGACTATGTGAAGGCTGCAACTGGTAGCAAATTCCTTCCTAAACCAGAACCTACAAAATAATAAAATTACAAAATGATTCGCACAACTCTCTAGTTTAGAGTTGTGCGTTCATAGTGTCTTTTTACACACAATCCTACATATAATTATATATTATATATGTAGCAATAAGTCTTGTATTTATTTGCACTACATTAGGAGGATAAAAGAAATGAATGAAAACGGCACTCAGTATGGGCTATATGTTTCTTATTTAGAAAATCCAGAAGGATTTAGAATAAGTACAGATAGTATTACTGAAACAAATTGGGACGAGCATTTTTATGCTATACTAAACATCTTAAAAGATTATATTGACGATGAAACTCTACCATATAAGAAGATCAATATACTTATAGGTGGACATGAAGTAAGACTAACTATATTTGATTACTTTATTAATTTAATTATGTGGTCTTTAATTATCAAAGCTGAAGATAAGATAGAGGGGAAACATATCTTCTTTTATGATTCAACGACTGCTAACAGTATTAAGAATTTTATTGATAAGAACTTTATCATTCCGCACAGTAAAGATATGAATCTTATTAAGATGAATAACTTAATTGCCGATATGCTATATTATATGGCATTTATTGATGACTTTGCATTCATCTTTGTTAATAGTATTAATATCCAAGATGATATAGCAATGATGGAAGAAGATAAAGAGTATTATGATATTATTCATCCTAATATTGATGGTATCAGTATATCTGAAGCCAAAGATAATAGTATGGAAAGTATCTATAAACTTGAAGAAAAGATTAAGAAGTCTAAAAAAATATTGGGTTACGATCATGCATATACAAATGCATTTAGAGCTCAAGAAAGTATCAATCTTAAACAGCTTAAAGAATATACAAATTATATTGGTACAAAACCTGATGGTAAGGGTAATGTAGTTCCATATATTATTGATAAGAGCTTCATTAATGGTGGTGTAACTGATACTGCAGCATACTTTATAGAATCTGCATCTGGTCGTACTGCACAAGTATTATCTAAAATGAATGTCGGTAAGTCTGGTGCAATGGCTCGTAAAATGGGACAAAATAATCTAGACACAAGATTATGTCAAGATCCAAATCATAAATGTAATACTGCTAACTTTATTAAGCTACATATTACAGATAAGAAAACATTCTCGAGACTTACAGGCAGATGGTATAGATTATCGGAAACAGGATTTGATAATGTTATATCAGTTGAAGATACATTCTTAATTGGTAAGACTATTTATTTGCGTAGCCCTATTACTTGTGCAGATCATGCTCATGGTGAAGGTATTTGTAGATATTGTTATGGTGAACTGTATTTTATTAATAAGAATATTAACGTTGGTAAATATGCAGCAGAAGAATTAACCTCAGCATTAACACAGCGTTTATTATCTGCTAAGCATTTACTAGATACTAATATTGATAAGATAGATTTCCCTGATATATTTAAGTCTTACTTTACATTTGATGATAATGCTGTAGTATTGATTGACGATAAAACTTACGATAAGAATGTTTATATTATCTTAGATCCAGAAGAAGTATCTATGGATAATGAAGATGATATTGAAGACGTATCCGAAGAAGAAATCACAATCTATAATGAGCATGTATCTACTATTGAACTTAGAGTAGATGATATCATTACAACTATAGAAGTTCCAGAAATCCAAAAGCTCTATTTATCTAAAGCTCTAACTTCTAAACTTAATAAAGGTAAGAGAAATTCTGAAGATAAAATAGAGATACAATTATCTAAGTGGGACAGAAGCGATCCTCTATTCTATATCTCTATTACTAATAATGAATTATCAGAAGCAATGAATAGAATTAAGAATATAATCGATAAATCTGCGGTAACTACATCATTTACTAAAGATGAAATTGTACAAGAGTTAAATTCCACTGTTATTAAAGGCGGTATTAACTTGATGTCTGTTCATCTTGAAGTTTTGTTATCTAATCAGATTAGATCTGTTAATGATATCTTAGAAAAACCTAACTGGTCTAACGTTAATGAACCATATAGATTGATACCTTTATCTAAAGCATTAATGGATAATCCATCTATTACAGTTTCGTTAAACTATGAAAAGATAGCTAAACAATTTAAGAGCCCATTGACCTATAGAAAATATAAACCATCTGTACTTGATCCATTCTATCAAGAACAACCTCAAGTATATATGGATAGAGAATTTGTAGATGATTCATTTGGTGATGATGTCACTAGAGAAGTTAGAAACGCATTACTATATGATGAAGATGGAAATCGAA